TGCTTCTAAGTAACCATTTAACATCTTCACATTAGCCATTGCTGTAGCAACCAAAGAAACACCTCTAGTTTGTTCTGCTCTAGTAGGTAGGTAAGCATGGATAATCTCATCAGCAGGAACTCTAATGTGTTGTGCTTGAGCTAAGTAAACCCTATCGTATGGATGGTCTTTGTATAAGTGATATGCCACTGGCTTATCATATTTATCTACCTCAACACCCATCTTGATACGATTACCAGTAGCCTTATAGACATCGTTTTTATTCTCATCTAAATGGTCTGCTTCTAAAAACTGTAATTGAAAACCAAAAGGAGAATTGCTGTCTTTTATCTTTCTTATTAAAACCTCACCATCTCTACATAAAGATTCAATAAATATCTTTTGACAATCTAAGAATGATAACCTTCCATTAGTTGTACAATTACCAACCTTTGACCATTCCTTCCAAGCTGACTCAATGAGCTGGTTAGCAGCAAGGTCTAATGAACCATTGTCATTTCGACTTTTGCTACTAACTCTTATGCCATGCTTACCGATAACATTAGACACCATCAGGTTAAGGTATCTTGCAATATAGCTATCGTTCCTTGCTAACTCTCTTGCTCTATCTCTGAGTATTCTTATGTTATCTTTTATTTCAGCATCAGCACTAGTTGAGGTGGTTATAAAATCTGCAAACAGTCTACCAGTGTTAGCACCAGTGTAGCTTCTTCTATATGCTTGTCTTTTCTTTTTTTTAGGCTCTTGAATACCTAATATTCTGTTATACCATGCCATTATGTGTAACTCTTAGGTGTAGAGCCAGTAGAACGACCAAAATTAACTTTTATGGTATTTCCTGACCCTCTTTTGTTTTTAATTCTTAATTGTTTAACTTCTTTTAAGTATTCAGCCTTATATCTAGCTCTAAAAGTTAAAAGTTCGTCTATAGACATTCTTGATAATGACCTTCCAGCTATAGACATAGATGATTGGTCAATATTTGCTCTGTTTTCTATAACAGCTTCTATTGAGTCTAAAACAATTTTTGCATGACTTCTAACTGAAGCTGATGTAGTAGCGTAATTGTCTTGTATCTCTACAAATCCTTCTTCTAATTTAACTCTTGCTGAATCAGATGTTCTAGTTATATAAGAAACCCAATTATAGTTGCCTTTTGTATAAGAAGAAGTGCTACTTACTTCTATGATATAAGTATCATTAGACTCAGTAGCTTCTACTGTAAAGTTAGAAGCTGTAGACCCATCAATTAAATTAAATTCATAAGATAATGAATAAGATGCTACTGGATAGTCTTCTGATAAATCGTCTCTTTTCCATGCCCAAAAGTCTCCCAACTGCAATTCAGTAGGAACTTGAGATGGATAGTTTGTTGAATCAAATTTGTTGCTCAAGCAAAAACCTCATAAATGTTTTAGATATATCTACATCTAACACTAAGGTTTATTAGGGTATTGTCAATATGAAAAAGGGAAAAAATAAAAAAGGCTCAATTAAGAGCCTTTTATGGTTTTGGTGGGATTATGAAGTAAAAATTATTTTTTTAGATTTTCTAGCTTCTTCTCTAACTTGTTCAGTTAAAGCTATTTCAGGATAATGCTTAATAGTAACAACATTATCTTTATGATGTGCTGTTGATAAATGTTTATCACCACCTGTAAGTACAGTTCCGCAAGTTAGTTCATTCATGTATAAGCCATGTTTGTTACAATCAGTAACTTGTAAAACTTTACCATCCTCAGTTACTAAAGCTAGTATTCCATGTCTATCAAAGAAATTATCTTTAAAATCTAGCTCATTAGAATATCCATCAAATAGTCCTAATTTACCATTTGCTTTTAAAATGTTATTAGCTGTTTCTACAGCTTCTCTAAGATTTTCAGTTTTTTTAATTATTTTGTATTCCATGTTTGACTCCTTTTTGTTTAACATACTACCTATATTACCTATAAATATATAAATGTATATAGTTTTAATGAAAAAACAGCAATTATTTCCAAGAAGTAGCGAAATTACCCCTATTTATGCCTTTTTGTGGTCTTTTTTGTTGTTTTTGCTGTGGTTTTGACTCTTGAGTAAGTATTTTGTTCTCAATAGAGTCATAGTTAGGATTTAAAATATAAATAGCAGCAAAGTTATAAACCAATGTATCTAATGCTTCGTTTCTTGGTCTAACTTGCTTCCAAACCAATGATTTTCTACCTCTTACAAACTTTGTGATTCTTTTTTCTGCTGTTAGCTGTTTAAAGTACTCTTCATCAAGGTCTGAGCAAAAATGCAGAGTAGTGCTTTCAGGTTCAGTAGATAATCTAGCAAATATGGCTTCTTTTGCACTATCTGTACCAACACCATAAAGTACTGCTCTATTTTTGCCAACAAATGTAGGTCTATTGGCTATTGGTTTACCAGCTTGAGATAAACCTTTGATTGCAAATATTCTTCTAGCTTGTCTTGGTTTGGTAAATTGATAAACCATGTTGGTATGATGTCCACCTGAGTCAACAGTGCAACATGATATAGGTATTAATCTTTCAGATTCAGTCTTAAATCTTTTTTTTAGGTAAGCATCTAAATCTGACCAAACATTCTGAGCATTTGGGTCACCCCAAAATATCTTATAGTCACAGACCCACGCTTCATAATTCTTACCCCATCCCACTAATTGCAGTTCTAATCTATCTTTCTGTGTATCAACACCAGCAGTTAAAACTAATACATCTTCAGGTATAGTCGTATAATCATAATTCAATCTGCGTTCTAATAGTGTTTCATATTCAACAGCTTCTCCTTGCTCTTCCCAAGATTCGCCTAAAGCAGTATTTACCCAAGTCTTTAGCATTTCAGGATTCTTTTTAGCTTCAAGAAATGATTTAGCCATATCCGCCCAAGTAGACCAAGGTGAATATAGCTCAGATATATGGAATCCTGCTGTATCTGATTTAGGTGCTGATGCTATCCATTCACCATTCTTTAACATCCATTGCTTTTTAGACTCATCAATAATAGAACCACATTCTTCACATGCATAATTAGCTGTTTCAGGTTTATCCTCTTCCCAAACTACGTTTTTCCATTTTAAGACCTGTTTATGATTACATTCAGGACAAGGTACATGATAGTAACGCTTATCTGATTCTTCAAAAGCTGTTTCTATTCTTGATAACCCTTTTATTGTTGGGGTAGAGCATAGATAAATCTTCTTATTCCAAAAAGTAGTTGTTCTCTTTGTTGCTAGTGATATTGGGTCACCTTCTGCACCTGCTGATGCTTCATATCTATCACACTCATCTGCTAAAACAATTCTTATTGGTCTTGATGCTAATCCTGATGCAGAATTAGAACCAACAATGTTTAGATTACCACCAGCAAACTTTTTAGATAAAACTGTATTACCACTATCTCTACTTCTTGGGTCTTTAACACAATCCCTTATCTTTTCAGAATCACGAATCATCATAGCTAATCTATCTTTACTAAATGCTTGAGCCATCTGAAGTGTTGGTTGCATTATCAGTAATGGTGCTGGGTCTTGGTCTATGTAATAACCAATAACATTTAATAAAATTTCGGTAGCACCAACTTGCGAAGATTTAAGGAACACAATTCGCTGTATATCAGGGTCATTGAAAGAATCCATTATCTCTCTTTGAAATGGTGCTCTATCAGTTCTCCACTGACCAGCTTCTGCTGAAGACTCAGGTGATAATCTTCTGTAGGTATCTGCCCAGTTACTTATCTTCAGATTGGGTGGTGGAGTCCAAGTCTGATTGGTCTCCTGTATCACCTTTTCTATATTTTTGAGGTATTCCATCTTGAGCTAACTCGTTTAGTGCTTCATGCACTTGTTCTTTTATTATTAATTCTGCTTCAGCGTATTTATCCACTGTAATGACTTGATGTGCGATTCTTGAAGGTAGTCCTAATAGTTTTGCTCTTGCATTAGCTACATAATCAACCCAAGTATCTTCAACTAGTTGTGCTGGTATAAGTTTAGCTTCCATCTCTTCTACTTCTAACTCAGCCTTTCTAGCTTGAGCTGCAGTAAGTTTAGTTTTTTCTTCAGCAATATCACCAGTACCGCTTCTTTTATTGTATCCACCTAGTTTTCTAAGGTAGGAGATGTAAGCAACTCTGCAAACATCTAAGTTGAGTGGACTTCTACCCATTTTTGAGGGCAATATGCCATCTCTAATCAATTCTGAGACTCTTTT